CTCAGTTCATTGTGAAGTATGGTTCTGCCATTACAGCAGAAGCACTAAATATTGAGGTTGAGAATCGGACAGATCTAAACGAGAGTGAGATTAAAGAAACCAGAGACATCTGCAATTCGTTTACAGATCTTCCAGTAGATAATGAATGGTTATTAGATACCACTGAAAAGTGGTGTCGTGATCGTGCGATTTATCTTGCACTGATGGAATCTATTCATATTGCAGACGGAAATGATGAGAAGAAGAGTAGGGATGCGATTCCTTCTATTCTTTCTGATGCACTGGCAGTTTCTTTCGACAACAACATTGGACACGACTACTTAGAAAACTATCAAGAAAGATATGAGTACTATCACAGGAAGGAGGAGAAGGTTTCGTTTGATCTCGAATACCTTAACAAGATTACGAGCGGGGGTATATCTAATAAGACTCTTACTATCGCGCTTGCTGGTACTGGCGTCGGGAAGTCTTTATTCATGTGCCATGTTGCTAGCTCCGTGTTGCTCCAAGGGAAAAACGTACTCTACATTACAATGGAGATGGCAGAAGAGAAAATTGCTGAACGAATTGACGCGAACTTATTAGATGTTGCCATTCAGAATATTGTAGATTTGCCTAAGTCAACGTTTGAGAACAAAGTAACTAAGTTGGCAGCAAAAACTCAAGGCACACTTATAATTAAGGAATACCCTACAGCATCTGCACATAGTGGACATTTTAAAGCACTTCTTAGTGAACTTGCACTTAAGAAGTCATTTAGACCTGATATTATTTTCATTGATTACCTTAATATATGTGCTTCCTCCCGTTATAAGTCAGGGATGTCTGTCAATTCATATAGCTATATTAAGTCTATTGCAGAGGAGCTTAGAGGGTTGGCTGGAGAAGCCGAGGTCCCTATCGTATCTGCCACCCAGACCACTCGTTCTGGTTATGGTAGCTCTGATGTTGACCTTACTGACACTTCTGAGTCCTTTGGTCTCCCTGCTACTGCTGATCTTATGTTTGCCCTTATTAGCACTGAGGAACTTGAGCAGATTGGACAGATAATGGTGAAGCAGTTAAAGAACAGATACAATGATACTGTGGTCAATAAGAGATTTGTGATTGGAATTGACCGTGCCAAGATGCGTCTTTATGATTGCGAACAGTCAGCACAAGATAATATACTTGACTCTGGACAAGAAGAGGAGTATAATAACGAGGATAGACCGAAGAAATCATTTGAGGGATTTAAATTTTCATGACCGTAAATACTGACGCATATCTTGAGTTTGTGAATGCCGTCACATCTCAACCTAGTAAAGATGCTGATGCCTTTGAGTATCGTATTCAAGAACTTCGTGGAGAAGGATTTGAAACACATCGACTTCTTACTGCTGCTGTAGGAATGTCTGCCGAAGCAGGTGAGTTTACCGAGATTGTAAAGAAGATTATTTTTCAGGGTAAACCAGTCACCGAAGAAAATATGTTTCATATGAAACGTGAACTTGGTGATATTATGTGGTATGTTGCACAGGCATGTATGGGTCTCAATATTTCTCTTGATGATATCATTGAGATGAATGTTGATAAACTCAAGTCACGATATCCTGGTGGTGAGTTTGATGTCCATTATTCTGAAAACCGTGTTGAGGGAGACCTATGAGTCAAGATAAAAAAGTAACATTAGAACTATCTGTCTATCAGGCAGCAGCAGTTCGTCAGTCATTATTTACTGATACAAAAGGATATACTTATGATCCTACATGTTGTCCGCAACGTGTGATTGATATTCGTCAAGCAATTGTAAGTCTTGATGAACAAATCGAAGAGGCACTTAAGGAAGAATAATGTATACAATTCTCAACTATCTTATATCATTCTGGACGGTAGTTGTGATGAATTGTATACAACCTGTGAATTGGAAATATTGTTATCGGGTTGACCAATGGTTAGTTCCAGATATTCAAGAAGGATGGAAACATTATACTGGTGAGATAGTTCCATATCAAAAAGAGAAGGACTATCTCAAAGGATTATAACTTCATAATAAATACTTAAAAAAGTATAATGGCAAAAATAACAGTTAGTAATAAAGACGTAGAAGTCTTGAGTGAGGCTATGTTTTGCTATTATTTTGCTCTAAAACTTAAAGGAAAACTCAAACAATATAGCGAACGAGACTGGAATAATATTGATACAAAAAGTAATTTAAATGCTTGGTCTAGAAATAAAGGAATATACAACATAGTTGCTAGAGTAAATAGTGATCCTGCTTTTTTGTCTAGACTTGATAAGATTTCAACTTTCTTAATTGAAAAAGGATGGCACGACAAATTAGTTGCACAGCAAGAAAAATTTTTCTCAAAATATACTTTTGGTGGTAATTTCCTTGCTATGAGAGCAGATGAAATACCTGCAATATATGATCCATATAAGGTATATGAGGTATCTTCCCAAAAAGCAAAAACTGCATATGGATTTAAGGGAACGGTTGATAAAGATAAGTGGAATCCTTCTGACGTATGGATATTTTCTCCAAAATCAATTCAAGTTTTAAAAAAGTATGTTGCTAAATTGGGAGATTCTATTTTAAAAAATGATGAATATGTAGTTGGATTTTTAAACGCACTTAATAATAAGATTTATGATTTGTTTAAGAAAAAACTTTTGTATCCAGTTTCTTTGAAAGCTCCGAGTGGTGCCGTTAAGATAACAGAAGAGAACACAAGATTTGGTTCTATTAAAAAGGTGGTTAGATACACTCAAATGAAATATGAAAATAACAATCAAGATGCAAAAATAGGTTTTGCTGTCGATTTATATGATCAAACAAGTAAAAAAATAATTAAAAAAAACGAAATAGTTGGTAATATAAAAACAAAAACTGTAAAATCTGGAGGAGCAAGATTAGAGGTTGAAGTTAAAGGTGGTGGAGCAAGATATGGATCTATGGGAACAGAAAACTACCAGTGGATAATAAAAGAAACTGACTCTTCAGGAATAACCTCATTGAATAGGTTGAGATCTAAACATCCAGAGTTAAAAAGATATTGGGGATCTGGGAAAGAATGGTTATCTAGAAAAAATTTACTAAATGAATTTAAAAAAGACCCAAAAAAATTTGCTGCTGAAATAGAACCATATACTCAAACGTTATATAAACATTTAAATAATTCACCTTGGGATTCATCAACAGCAGAACGTTCTGCTAGAACACCAGAAGAAGCTTTTTTAAACAAAACACACGCTGGAGAAGTTGCAGTTGCTGTTAATGATATAGTTAATAAAATAAAAAGAGATGTGACTGTTGAAAATTTGTTTGATTTAGCAGCGTCACAAAGATTATCTGCTGGAGTTAGGGTAGAACAAATTGAAAGAAGAAAAAATTCTATATCCAAAGAACTTGAAATAGATTTGAATGCTATTCCTCCCGCAAATGCTTCTGTTATATGGAATGCTTGTTTTTATGTTGTAGTCAAATGAACCCACAAGTTAAAGAATTATTACAATCCTTCGAAACGGACTCAAAGGCACCCAAAAGGAAGTATAATGACTTTCTAGCATACGTCTATGTGACCTTTGATAAAAAAATCTCATCAAGCAAGGCAGATAAGATTATAGATAAATATATAAAAATGAGGAAGAGTATCCTCAGTTACATTGTTACAAACGAAAAATCTATAATTAAACAACTGAACAAGTAATGAAGAGTTTCTTCCAATTTTTATTCGAATCTACAGCAGTTCAACAGGCCGCAAGATTAGGTCTGAAAGGTGATGGTCATGGTGGATGGTATGATAATAAGGGAGAGTTTGTTGCGAAGACAGAGAAAGGAACTCTAAAGTTTTATAATAAGAGACAGAGAGTAGGACAACAGGATCCTCCATCAACCGATAAAGAAAAGAAACTTTCACAAACAACATACGAAAAACAACCGGCACAAGAACCGACTCAACAACAGGCAGCAGCACCAGAACAACCTGCCGCACAAGATGCTCCTGCACAAGAAGGACCACCAGAAGTAGAAAAAACAAAGGGAACACTGACAGTTACATTTGGTCGTTTTAATCCACCAACAACAGGACACGAAAAACTATTAGATAAGGTTGCCGCAAGTTCTGATGAAGGTGATTATATTATTGTACCTTCACGCAGTCAGAATAAGAAAAAAAATCCATTAGATCCTGATACAAAGGTTTCAGTAATGAGGCAGATGTATCCTAGTCATAGTGAGAAGATTGTAAATGATCCTGCGAATAGAACAATCTTTGATGTTCTGAAGAAGGCACATAATGATGGATATACAAATGTAAGAATTGTTGGTGGTGGAGATAGAGTTCAGGAATTTGAGAGATTATCGAATGATTATAATGGAAAACTTTATGCCTTTGATAATGTAGAGGTTCTTTCTGCGGGTGATAGAGATCCTGATGCAGAAGGAACGGAAGGGATGTCTGCATCAAAGCAAAGAAAGGCAGCAGCAGAAGGAGATTTTGCAGCATTCCGTAAAGGTGTTCCTTCTACGATGAATAGTAAGCAAACAAAAGACCTTTATAATACTCTTCGTGCTGCGATGCAAATCAAAGAAGGGTGGAATATGTGGGAGATTGCTCCTAAGTTTGATTGGAAAAGTCTTCGTGAAAACTTTATCAAAAAGAAAGTTTATACTGTCGGTAGTATAGTAGAAAATCTCAATACAGGATTAGTTGGTAAGATTATTCGTCGTGGAACTAATTACCTGATTTGTGTCACCGAAGACAACATTATGTTTAAGTCCTGGATTAAAGATGTATCCGAAGATATTACAAATAACGATGCACCTTCTGGTGTTCCTGCAGATCAGAGACTTGTAGGAACTGATGCTCATCGGAAGTATGTGGAAAAAATGGTTCCCGGAAGTGAATGGGGCAAACAATTTATAAATAAATATAGAAAAAAGTAAGAGTCATTAGATCTTCCGATGAGTAATAAAGTATTTGAAGAAGCTCCTCAGACACCTCAACCTTCTGGTGGTGCAGTAGATAAAGTAAGAAAAGCTGCTAGACAACTTGCCTATGATACTCGTTATAAGGTAAAGGGTAAATTTAAAGATGGGCAAAAGGCAGATCCTGCATCATTGAAGCGTGCTTATATGCAGCAGTTGGGATCATCATCGGCACCTGGTCCTGTTAAGATGCTTGCCAAAAAAATGCTCATTGGTGAAGAGTATGATTTTGTGGATGTAGATGTAGAATCCTCATTGTCCAATATCTGTGCTAAGGTATTTGTAGAAGGTGGTGGAAAGATAGAAGAAGAAATCGAAGTTATAGAAGAAGCAGATGATACTAAGTATACAATTCGTGTAAAAGATAAGAAGACTGGAAGAGAGTATCTGAGAAAAGCAGATCGTGCCAAGATTTCTGAACTAAGATCAAATCCAAATATTTCTTCTGTTGAGATTACCGGAAGAAAGGACGATAGCACTTATGATAAGACTGGTCAAAAGACTGCTAAGGTGAAAGCAGGTAAAGGATTGGATCCTGTTGGTAAAGAAGATAGTGATATCAATAATGATGGAAAAGTAAATAAAACTGATTCTTATTTAAAAAATCGTCGTAAGACAATTGGTAATGCAATTGCAAAGGAAGAAGTTATCTATGAGAAAGAAGAGAATGGTGATAAGAAGATTGATGTAATGAAGAAGGGAAAGAATACTATAAAGGTTAATCCAAGTCTTGGTGAAAGTATTCGTGCAGAACTTGATTTACTGAAGGCACAAAAAATTGCCGAACAGGATGCTTCTATGAAGCAGCAAGAAGATGAGAAGAAGAAAGAGCAACTTGCCGCACAGCAGGGTAAGAAAGATAAGATGATGAAGTTGAGAATTCTTCAAAATAAAATGAGAGCAGTTAGAGGTGGTGCAGAAATCGCAGCATCTCATGAATTGGAAGGTGATACTATTGCCGAAGGTGAAGGAACGATGCGTTATTGTCCTGCCTGTGATAAAGATGAAACGAGAGAAGAGTGTAAGGCTGGTGGAGAATATTGGGATGAGAACTCTAAACCTGCAAAGGAAGAAGATCCAAGATCAATGCCTGCTAAAATCAATCTTGCAAAGAACAAGTTGAGGGCAATGGGTCTTAAGATGTCTTATGATATGGAAGGTGATATGGTTGAAGGATTGAGTGTTAAAGATCAGATGAAAGTGAGTCAAGAATACTTTAAAAAACGTAATTCTCGTTCACCAGAAGAGAAAAAGGCAGAAGCAGATAAGGATGCTAAGAGTCGTGCAAAGAATTATGCGATGCACAAAAGACCAGATCCATACAAATCACGTCCCGGAGAGAGTGATTGATGCCTGCAGTATCACAAAAACAACAGAAGTTCTTTGGAATAGTTCGTGCCATCCAAAAAGGTGAGATGGCACCGACGACTCCTGAGACTGCTAAAGTTGCTGCGTCTATGAAAAAGAAAGATGTAAAAGATTTTGCATCTACTAAACATAAGGGTTTACCTGAAAAGAAAAATGAAGTAAAGGAAGAGTCAAATCCTCGTATTCCAAGAAAGAAAGGTCAACCTGCAAATTCTAAAAAGCATTCAGATCTTTATACTGATGAGAATCCAAAGGGAACTATTCATGGTTTGGGGTTCAAAGATGTTGCTACTGCTAAATCATCTGTTTCTAAGATTCGCAATTCATCAAGATCTCATGCTCACAAAATCCAGGCAGCAGTTGCTATGGAACAGAGAGCAAGAGAAATGGGTAAGACTTCAGAAGCAGCGGTTTATAGAAAGTTCATCAACACGATGAAAAAGAAGACCAAGAAGATGAATGAAGAAACTAAGTATGATAGATACGATAAAGAGAAGAAGAAGTTTGCTAAAGCAGACAACCGAATGAAGTTTGGTAAATTTTATACCAAAGCAAAAGAAGCAAGAGATCGTCTTCGTCCTGGTGAAGTTAAAAAGTTAGTTAATGGTAAGTGGGTATCAAATAAAGATTAAAGATGCTATATAGTTTAGACTTCTGGTTCGGACTATGCTAGCATTTTTACTTCCACTCGCATCAAAAATTATCAAAGATGCCGTTTCAAATATTCCAGAGAATGAAGAACTCGGTGAGAAGATGGTTGAGATCTGTCTTGTTATTCTTGCTAAGGCAGTTAAGTTGACCAAGACTGATATGGATGATCAACTTCTTGAGGTTGTCACAAAGTCCATCCGTGCTAGAGAAGAAGAATAATTTTATAAATATCTGTATAAAAAGAATTATAAGGTAATAGAACATGTCTCTATGGGGCGATAAAGATTTAGTAACAAGCACAGGAACTATTTCCATTGACTTTGCTAGCAAAACTGTTACTGGTGCCGGAACAACATTTACTGATCATGGTGTCACTCAAGGTGATGTTATCAATGTGGGTGCCGGTGCAACTTATGGTTTTGCCGTAGTTGATTCCGTAGCAAGTAATGGATCACTGGCAATCTATAGCACAGATTATTTCGTTGCTGGTGTTACGACAGTTCCTGCATCAACTACATTTGCTATTTCACAGGAACCTCTGTATGCAATGGCAGATACTGCATATGCTGCACCTGAAGTTCAGACTGGACTTTCGACCAATCCTGTAACTCGTGTATTGTATGGTGTAGATAACCTTGAAGTTGCAGCTGCAGCAGATACTGCATATGCTGTTACTCATTCTGGTTGGGTTGGAATTACAAGTTATATTGATATGCACGGAAGATTGAGAGTCAAGAATGAGGTTCTAGTTGCTGGTGGCATTCTAACTACATCTGATGCTGACGACGATACTGTTTTCCCAGATAGTTGATAATTTAGTATGAGATTTGATGAATTGAATGAGAGTAATTATCTACTCTTTGCTATAAAATTTTATAATAATCCCCAAGCAGTCACGAAAGATGACTTCGAAGATGACTTAAAAAGAATTAAGTACATCAAAAGATTATTGAAAAGATATAAGAATACTGGGGAACTCAAAACTCATCTCATACTTAATCATTTAACCGTACTATTCAACGTCTTTGATGATGCAGCAATTCCCTTATTATTTTATAATCTTGAACTTGAACTTTGGCCTTGTATAAAAAGTTTTTTTGTATTTTTAAATAGGATACCAGAATACCCTAAAACAAAAATTACTGAATTGAAAGAAGATAGGTATTGTTTAGAACAATTAAAAGAACTCTGATGGATATTGATAGGATTATTTCTAAAATCAAAAATCTAAAAGAAGCACCTACTAATAATATTGGTAGTGGAAATATTGGAACATATGATAAGTTTCTATTTCCTCCTTCTGAAGATTTACTATCACAAGATTATCAGACACCCGGAGAATCGGGTCAGGCAAAGTGGAGATTTTCTGATGTCTATCAAGTTCAAAAGTTATCATTATCAGATATAGATAATATGGTAGATGCTTCAAAGGAATTTACTAACGTTATGGACGATAGAAGATTAACAAATATAATGAATATGGCTCGATCCATTAGAGAAGAAGCAATTGCTAATTCTGTAGGTGGTGGTGGTGTTGCCGGAATAACTGGAGAACCTCCTGTAAATTTAAAAAAGAAGAGACCTCCTATTTTAGCTAGAGGTAAAATGCCCGGAGCAAGAAAGAGGTGGAGTGATGGATGAAAATAATAATGTCAACACAGCAATACTAGAAAGATTGGAAAGAGTAGTAGAATCTCTACAGGATAATTCTGTAAAGATGGGACAACTACTTGCAGTTCATAATGAGAAGTTAGAAAAACAGGATAGAATTGATGCAGTTCTTTTTGAGAAAGTAGATAGTGTTCATCGTGAAGTCAATAGAAGAGCAGACGAAATAAAGAAAGGATGTGAAAGAGATATAAGAAAGATTGATGAACGTCTTCGTCTTATGGAAAAGAAGATGTGGACTATTGCCGGTTCTTTGACCGTGATATCATTCTTGGTCAGTATGCCAGGTCAAAAACTGCTACAAAGTTTCTTGACTCCCGTCCCACAGCAGGTTATAATAGAACCAGTAAGGTAGTCTTTAAACATAATGGATTTGGTGGATTCCAAGTATATTGGGATGATATCTTCTCGTCTCCAGAAGTTTAAGAGAGTTAAAGATAACCTCTATAACTTTCGTTGCCCTATTTGTGGTGACTCACAGAAGAATAAAAATAAGACACGGGGATATATCTACCAGGTCAAAAATAATACTAACTTCAAGTGTCATAACTGTGGTGCGAGTATGTCGTTTAATAACTTGCTAAAGGAGATTGATGTAAATCTTCATAAGCAATATACTCTTGAGAAGTTTAAGGAAGGTCATACCGGTAGAAACTTTGTTGTTCAAGCACCAAAGTTTGAATTTACAAAACCAGTATTTAAAAAATCAATCAATCTTCCAAAGGCATCAACAAATTCTTTTGCCAATGAATATCTTGTAAATCGTAAGATTGATCCGGATAAGTTTTATTATGCTGACAAGTTCATGGAGTGGGCAAATACGCAAAAACAAACGTTCGACACTATCACTAGGGATGAGAGTCGCATCGTGATACCAATGTATGATGAGAACAAAAATCTCATTGGATTTCAGGGCAGAGCACTGGGAAAATCATTCACTAAATATATCACCGTGATGTT